TTAACAAAGTGGTTCCCACAAAATAAACCTGTTGGTAAAGCGTTAGCACAATTAGTTATACGTCAGAAAACATTAGATTTTGAAACTGAATTAGTGGAAGCATCTTTCCGACAAGTGAGTCATACATATAGAACCATGTTTGGGGCTTCTTATAATACTAAATTAGCTCAAACTGGAGCCTGTATGGGGTTGGTATTAAGTAATACAACTAGTCCCTCAATCGTAGGATTTCATATTGGAGGTGATTCAAATAAAGGTATAGGTATATCAGTCAATGTTACACAGAGTTCTTTAACTGATGCATATACATTTATAGCTACTTTTGATAATTTGTCGGCACATGCTAGCACAATACCAGAAAAAACGTATGGTATTCAAACTTTAGTTTCAAACGTACCACATTCCAAAGCCGAATTTGTAAGATCTATGAATGATGAAAATTTTGTAGAAATTATAGGCTCCACAGCTGTTAGGGCAGAACAAAGATCATGCATAAAGGCATCTATTTTGTCTGACGCTATTTTTGATGTCTGTGGACAAGAAAATATATGGGGTCCTCCGAAACTTAAACCAAATTGGAGAGCTTTTAATACAAATATTGAATATTTTACAAAGCCATCCGATTGTTTTGACCCTTTATTATTACATAGAGCTGTTGGTGATTATTTAGCACCATTATTAAACAAAATACCAGCCTATAGTCGTTATAGTGGAAATTTTTCCCCAATGAGTTTGGAGGATAATTTGAATGGTATAGATGGTGTGAAATTTCTGGATAGCATAAAGAAGAACACAGGGTCTGGTTTTCCAATATTTGGTAAGAAGCTAAAACATTTTGACACATATAATAGTGAAGATGGACGAGAACTAGTGATTCCGAAAGATTACGTTTTGGAAGAAGTTGCTCGAATAGAACAATGTTATCGGGACAATGTAAGAGCGTATCCTGTAACAGTTGCTACTTTAAAAGATGAGTCCACACCTGTAGATTCTGAGAAAGTACGTGTTTTTCAAGCGGCTCCTTTAGCTTTAAGTATATTGATTAGGAAGTATTTCCTACCTTTATCACGTTTTTTGTGTTTTCATAGTCATTTAAGTGAATGTGCAGTTGGCATAAATTGTGCTGGACCTCAATGGGATAAGCTTATGAACTATATCACTAACAAGAATGAAGATGGATATGAACAAATGGTAGCTTTTGATTATAGTAAATATGATGTGCGCATGAGTTCCCAAGTCACACGCAAGGTATGGGACGCTATGATTTCATTGTGTTCTATGGCTAATTATAACACCACTGATTTACAAATAATGAGAGCTATGGTTGTTGATATTTGCCACCCACTAATTGATATAAACGGCACCATGCTTCAAGCTTATGCTATGAATACATCTGGAAATAATATGACGGTTTTTGTCAATAGTATAGCAGGTAGTATTTACATGAGAATGGGTTTCTTCAATAGATACCCCAAAGCTGAGAACTTCAGAGATGCCATTTCTTTGATTACTTATGGCGATGATGCATTATGCAGTGTATCGGCTGGTTACAGAGATTTCAATTTTATAACATACAAG